GAGGCAGCATCAAAGCAAACAGTACAAACAACAACATTAAGTTCAATTTTAACACAAGACCCAAAGGCGGAAGAGGAAGATACATCTAATGGTACACGGTTAACTGAAAAATTTATCTTAAAGAAAAATGAAACAGAGGCAGCATCAAAGCAAACAGTACAAACAACAACATTAAGTTCAATTTTAACACAAGACCCAAAGGCGGAAGAGGAAGATACATCTAATGGTACACGGTTAATTGAAAAGCTTACCTTAGAAAAAGAGGAAGAAGAGGAAGAAGAGGAAGAAGAGGAAGAGGAAGAAGAGGAAGAAGTAGCAAAGCAAACAGTACAAACAACAACATTAAGTGCAATTTTAACACAAAACGAAATAAAAACACCACAGATACTATCACTCGATATAAATGATATATTAGATAAAATAAATAAAAACAAAATAGATAATATATATCTAAGATATATATTTGAAAAATCTACAACTGACAAAAACTATTTAAATGAAACGACTATTAAAAGATTAAAAGAATACAACGATATATGCGATGCTGTAAATAGATTAATGATATATTTAACAGACACTGCAAAAGACATAAAAGATACAAATTATACTGATGAAACACTATGTGATAAATATAACAAATATTTTGAAACCTTAGTTTTTACTAATAAAATATTAGATGAAATAAGAAAAGATAAAAATAAACAAGAATTAACCAAAAAATATATAAAAGCACTTAACGGATTAAACAAGGAATTACCAACCTTATTTGAAAAAGTTGAATTACCAAAATATAAAAAAGCTATTGAGGATAATACTCTGTTTACAGAGTTATTTGCTAAAAAAGGAGGAGATAATAACTACAAAACAGCTATAGATAATATATTTAACTATACTGAATCTTCCGACGAATCTGATATATTATATGATTCAGATATATCTGAAGAATCAATAATATCAATCAGAACAGATTATTCTGAAGATCTAATAACTCCACTATTGGCTTCCCAAACCTAATCTAGATATTTTTTCATAATATTCTGCTAATTTTTTATCACGTTCTTCAATACGTGAAAGTCTTTCTTTTTCTCTTTTATCTTCTAACATTTCTTCTTTTTTCTTAAAAAGTATTTCTTTATCCGTCATACCTTTTTTTAATTTACGATCACTATACTGTTGATATTCTTTTACATTTTTAAATTGCTTTCTATTAATATCATTAGGTGTTCTTTCTTCTGTAAAAGCAACTTTAAAATCTGTATAACTTAAACTATTACTAGAAGTTTTACCTGAATAATCCGTAGTTTTATTACCAATTTCAGAATGAATAATTTTAGAACAAGATGGTAAAGCTTCGGGTTCTTTATATTTAATAATATTTGTTGAAGGTTTAACTCTAGTATCAAATGTTTTATTAAACTTTTCGGAACTAACAGAAGATTTACCAAAAACATTAGTGATGTTAATATCTTCACGAACTTTACTAGAAGGTTCCATCATACTACCATAACCAAACTCTACATCTTCATCAATAAATCTATTTTCATCAAATGCTTTATTAAACTTACTACTAAAAGTATCATTAGCAACTTGAGATATACCAAAACGATTTGAAAGACTAGTAGATTCTTTATAGTTTTGTTTAAGATCAAAATGTGATTTATTAGAATCTCTATTTTTAATTTCAATAGCAAGTTTTTGGAATTGTTCAGTAATATAATTAAAAAAATCAGGATCTCCACCTTTATCAGGGTGATTTTGAATAGCTAGTTTTTTATAACTTTCTTTTAATTGATTCCACGAATAATTTTCAGGAAGTTTAAATAATTTACTCATTGTTAAGATCTTACTTAGATTATTATAAAAAATAAAAATGATTTATTACATATTATTTAATTTTTCTTTAAGTTTTATTATTTTATTGACATATGCTTTTTTAGGATTTAATTTATGTAAGGCTTTTACTTCTTTAATTTGTTCTTTAATTTTATTTTTTTTGTCTTTTAATTTTAATTGTTCTATCTTTTCTTTTAATTTATCAATTTGTATTAAATATTTATCTAATTTCGTAGTTTTATATTTACCTCTAATAATTTTAATTTGTTCTTTAATTTTAAGTATTTTGTTTGTAGATCCTCCTTTTGATTTTCTCTTAAGTCCTACTGTCTTTTCCCCTACTGCCATTGTTTCTTCAAAATTTTTTTCTAACGTCTTTAATTTTTCTAAATACTCCAAGTTACGAGCTAATAAATCTCTTAATCCAACAATTTTATCTTTATCGATACCATAATCTTCTATGGCTTGAAGCATCGAACTTAAATAAAAACTGTCAGTACTAGTATCTAAATAAAGATGAGCAGTTCCCGTTTCTGTATTAATTGTTATATGTGGATCACAAATACTACGATCTGATTCATTACACTTATTTGGATCTGTATTTGGAACGACTTGTGTAATGTGTAGATTATTGTATCCTTTACCGGATGCTCCTTGTATTTTTACGATCATCATAAACCTGCTTTTATCAACAGTTCTAATATCATCTTCTCTTTGTAAAGTAATAGTATAACACGGAACTCTACTATCGTTAAAACACACTAATTCAATTTTATGCATTTTTTTCATATCATTTAGAGTGGTTCTAATATTCAATACATATAAGTATGACTCAACCTTAAACTTTTTATCTTTTATTTCAGTTAAAGACTCTGGTGTTTGTGTTAACAATTTTGTAAATGCTTCCTCAACATAAGTAATATAAGTAATAGAATCATGCAAACCACTACTAATGATTCTTTTTAAATGTTCTTCAAAATGCTCCGTAGATTGGACAAATGTCTTAACTATATGGTCAATTTGCTTCTGTTTCATATTAAATTGTTTGGCAGATCTAGCGCTAAAAGCTTTAGTTATAGTTTGTTTTCTACTACCTAAAGCGCTAGAAGATGCAGATCCAGAAGGTTGAAATATTTTTTTTAATTCTTCAACTCTATCCCTTAATTCCTCTTTATCCTTGTTTAATGATATCTGATTAAATACTTTTTCAGCACTTGTTAAACTTTCAGTTATATTGTTATTTATTGTTTCCATTTTTCGTATATCGCTGTTAATTTTTCTACGTAAGACTGTACTAATTTGACGCTTTTGAATGATTAACGATTTTATTTTGTCTGTTACTTGTGCCTTGGATTGCGCGCTAAGACCTTCTCTAAATCCTGTTTGAAATTCTCTTTGCAATTGTGCGGCTATCTTTTTTCTTTCTTTTTCTATTTCTATTTCTTCTTCTTCTTGTTTTATTTTTTCCTGTAGTTCATTTAGATTGGCTAGCTGTTGATTTATAGAGGTTATCTGTTCACTTTGTAATTGTATAGAATCTTGGTGAGTAGGTGTTATTAAATCTAAATGTAATAAGTGTCTACTAGGGGGTATAATAACCTTTAAATCTGGACTAACCATTGAATTTTGAAAACTCATATTTTTATTTAATTAAAATATAATAATATGGAAACTATATTTTATAATCTTCAAAATATTATTATTGATCTTAAAAAATTAAATAATACTTTTACAATAAATAAAATAACCAATTATCATTATGATCTTGTTAAATTATATATATATCATCATAAGGAACATAAAAAATTAATAGATATTAATAATATTATAGACAAAACTGTAGAAGATATAAAATCATTAGAACCTAAAAATAAATATTTTCCAAAGATCTATACAGAATATATAGAATATGAAAAATATAAAGATTGTAATATATTATTAATAGTTCATCCAATAAATTACAATGATAATATACATTTAGATAATGTAATATTTAAAAAAGAAATAAAAATTGATAGTAAAATAAAATATAATAATCTTTTACAACAACTTTATCCAAATGAAGGTTCATTAATTGAAAAAACAAATAGATATTATTGTGAAAATCCTTTAAGATTATATATTTTAGAAGATCTAAAAGATCTACAAAAAAATAAGTATTTTATATCAACCGACCGTAATATGACGCAAAATATATTAAAAACATTATTACATTCAAGATCATTAGATAATACTCCAGAATTATCTTATAGAATGAAATATAAATTAGAATCAATAAAATCAGCTAAAGATGATAATTGTTTTATAATTATAAATAATTCATTAGAATATATAAATATTGATGATGAAATAGAATCAATTGAAATGCCATATTATAAACGCAAAAATATTATATATAATCCAGAAGAACATTATTATTATAATGGTTATAAGTTTATTCGCAATAATAAAACAGTTAAAGAACTCATAGAATTATTTAATAATTCTATATAATATCTGGCATAGGTTCATCTTCAAATATTGAAGGATTCCCTGATAAATTAGACCAATCTACTTTATCTAGATTATTTTCTAATATCTTAATAGCATTTTTATTAGAAGATAATGAATACCAATCTACTTTGTCTAAATTATTTTCCAATATCTTAATAGCATTTTTATTTGAAGATAACATAAACCAATCTACTTTATCTAAGTTATTTTCAATTAACTTAATAGCATTTTTATTAGCAGACAAATAAGACCAATTAATTTTATCTTGATTTTCAGTTAAAATATCAATAGCATTTTTATTTAAAGATAAATGTTTCCAAGAAACTTTATCTAAATTATTTTTTAATAAAGGAACAGCATTTTTATTTTTAGATAATTCATACCAAATAATGTAATCCTTATTTGCCTCTAACATTTGAATAGCATTTTTATTACGATTTAACGGCATTTGCCATATTTCTTCTTGTTTATTTTGAATAATTTGAATAGCATTAGGATTATCGCATAATTGTGCAAAATTAACTTTAGACATATTATTTTGTAATAAACTTATAGCATTTTTATTTGCAGATAAAAAATACCAATCAATTTTATCCTCACTATGTTTAAGCAAATTAATAGCATTAGGATTTAAAGACATATAATCCCAATCAATTTTATCTAAGTTTTCTTCTAATAAATTAATAGCATTGCGATTAAGTGATAAACGCGACCAATCCAATTTATTAATATCAACCCATTTAAGTAATATTTTTCTTTTATTATCTACAATATTCCAATAATGTTTTAGTATAATTGAAATAATATTTTCATCAAAAATTGATTTTTTAAATAAAATATTAACAATTTTAAACTTTTGATAGGCAAAAACCATTTTATTTAATAATAAAATAAATATATCATTTTTTTATACTAAAACAACTTTAAGAATAACATTACCACCGATAGTAATTTCATCACCAACATATAATTGTTCTATTGTAATTTTTTTACCATTTACTAAAGTATTATTACAACTATTAAAATCTTTAATATATATCCTAGTAGGATCAATAAATGTAAATATACAGTGATGTCTTGATACATTGTCATCATATAATATACAAATATCATTCGTTCTTGATCTACCAATATTTATTTTCTTATTTTTTTCAATAATATAGGTAGATTTATAATATTTTTTATGTTTATTAGCATTAGTAATACATTGTAAATATATAGTAGAATTACAAAGACTTCTAAATTGAAAATAATTACCTGGTAATTTAAAGTATTTACTACATAAAGATGACCATAAATTATTATTTAATTTAATACTATTGTAAATATTTTTTGAAATAAATATAAGTTTTTTAATATCATCAAAATCCAAATAACTTACAATTGTATCAATAGTATCGATATTCATACTTAATAAACATATAAATAGTTATCATTTTTATGTAAATAATGAAAATAGCAATAACTGGTAAAATATGTTCAGGTAAATCAACATTAGCAAATAAACTTAAAGATAACTTAAAATTAGAAAAATATAGTTTTGCTGATAATGTTAAAAAATATGCTAAAGAAATATTTGAAATGGAATATAAAGATCGTAAGCTAATTCAAGATTTTGCAGAAAAGATGAAGGAACTTGATAATAATATTTGGATAAAACAATTGGATAAAAAAATAAAAAATAAAACCCACATTGTAATAGATGACTTAAGATTTGAAAATGAATATAATTATCTTAAGAAAAATAATTATTATATAATAAAACTGGTAATTGATAAAAATCAACAGATAAAAAGAATTGAAGATCTTTATAAGGATAAAGCACACGAACACCTTGAAAGACTAGAACATATATCTGAATGTAATATTGATAAATTAAATGCTGATTTAACAATTAATACAGAAGATGTTGATATTAAAACAATAGTAGAAACTATAATTCATCAACAGTAAATAAAGGTTTGCATTCACGTATTAAGCTATTTTTATAATTAACCATTTTACAATTATTAGCAATCCTTTGCAATTTTCTAGCTTTTTCTTTATATAAATCCGACATATCAAGTGTATCGGCTATTTTACTTTGTTGATATAGTTTATCGTATTCCTCCATTAACACATCAAAAATCTTACGACTAATATTAATATATAAATCATTGGGTGCTTCCATTTCTTGCCATTTTGTTTCAGTATTAACACTTTTAAACCACTTGTCATTTACCACCTTATATTCATCTTTATAAAAATAATAAATTATAGCGGCTAAATCATAATGTGCTCCTTTAGATCTTATAGCATTTTCAATTAAATCATTTAACATTATGCTTTTGTTATTTTATTTTTTGTTTATATATAATTTTAATAAGGAAATCTCATAAGTTTAAATCCAGTTGCTAATCCAATACCTTGTTGTGCGGATTGTGCGTAAGTAGGGCTTAAGATATCTAATATAGCAAATATACAGGCAGCCGTTGCTGATAATATAGCAATTTCCCAAGTATTAAGTTTATTAGGTCCAATCATATCAAGTAAATAAGCTACAATAGCTATCATAAGACCTTGGAAAAGGTATTTTAAGGCTTTTAAAACCAGTTCATTAATATCTACGTCATACATTTTATTATATATAAAGATATAATTTAAAAATCAATTTAAAATGTCTGAAAAAAAAGTAGATTATTTGGATGAGGACGAACCTTTAAGAAATCAAAACTTTGTATGTGTATCTTTTTTAAATCCCGAAGATGTAATAAAAAATAAAGATGCGTATTACTTTTCTAAATTTATTGAAAAGTTTTCGAAAGATATGGCAGAATTATTAGATAATTTAATTGATAAGTTTCCAGACAATAAAGATATAATTATGAGTATTAAAGATAATCACAAATATATTTTTGATAAAAACGATATGAATGAACAATTAACATTTTTTAAAAATACTAATTCAGATGAAATTGAAAAAGAGTTTCATAATGAAAATAACTTTAAAACATCAGTAAGAGGTATTAAGATAAGAGGTGTATATGATACTGTTGAATTGGCTAAAGCAAGATGTGAAAAATTAAAAAAAACAGATCCTTATTTTCATATATATGTAGCACAAGTCGGTTGTTGGTTGCCTTACGAAAGCCATATAGCAACTAATGTAGAAAATCAAGAATATTCAGAATCAGAACTTAATACTCTTATGAAACATTACAAAGAAAATAAAGATAATAAAGATATGGTATTTGATAGTCGTAGAACTGATGCCATAAAATCAGTAAAAGAAGAAGACCAATCTGTTGAACAAATAAGCGATGTTATTAATGATAAAGAAGATCCTTGGTTAAGTGCGAAAGGATGAAGTTAAAAATGTATAACATAAGATTAAATGAAACACAGTAATAAACCTTCATTTAGATTAGAATTAAAAAAGTTTGATCCAAAAAAAATAAAAGATGATTCTGTTATTGTTGCTATAGCCGCACGTAATAGAGGTAAAAGTGTATGTATTAAGGATATATTATCATATCATACAAATATTCCTATTGGAATGGTAATATCACCAACAGAACACGCAAATTCTTATTTTCAACATTTTATACCAAAATTACTAATACACGACGAATATTCTCCAGAATTAATAAATAAATATGTTCAAAGGCAACAGAAGATATCAGGAAAATATAAAAAAGAATTAGAAACTTATGGTCATTCTACTGTAGATCCTAGATCTTTTTTAGTAATGGATGACGCAATGTATGATAAATCTTGGGTTAATGATGCAAATATACGTAAAATATTTATGAATGGAAGACATTATAAAATATTATTTCTATTAACAATGCAATTCCCTATGGGTATAAGTCCCGCTTTAAGAACTAACATTGATTATGTGTTTATTTTTAGAGAAAATATAAAAAAAAATCGTGAAAGATTATATGAACATTATGCAGGAATGTTTCCAACACTTCAAGTTTTTGAACAAGTCTTAGATCAAGTTACACAAGATTATGGTTGTTTGGTAATAGATAATAGAGCATCTGGATCTAAATTAGAAGATCAAGTTTTTTGGTATAAAGCAGACCCAAATAAAACTTTTAAATTATGTGATTCTGCTTTATGGGATATGCAATCAATACAAGATGAAAAAGAAAAATTAAATAATTATGATGATGAAAAAGAAGAAGATGAACAATATGATCCTAATGTTGTAATAAAAAATAGTAAAAATACTTGTAAAATTACAGTTAAGAAGAAACAATATTAAATCCAGTTTGGATAGTTTCAGGAATATACGATGGTATAGAATCTATTGATGCTGTTTGTGTTTTATTTATAGCAGAATATATATAATAAACCACAAAAGTAATAATAATATATAAAATTATAAATGTTATTAAATCTTTAACAGTTATTGTTTGTTTTTTTTCAAAGCTACTAATAATTATAAACATTATTAAAGCTATACATAATGAATATACATAATACATTTAGTGTTTTATATCTTAAAAAAAAGATTTGTTTATACGTATTACTTTAATATCTTTATTATTCATTACAATTTCATCATCATCATCTTTCAAAGCTTCTTCAGGTTTTTCTAATACTGTAATAGGTTTAATAACTATTTCATCTTCTAAAGCTTCTTCCGGTTTTTCTAATACTGTAATAGGTTTAACTATTTCATCTTCTAAAGCTTCTTCAGGTTTTTCTAATACTGTAATAGGTTTAATTATTTCATCTT